TCCGGCTATGCTTCTTTTTTCCGAAGCTTGCTGTAAATGCATTTATAACCGTCCAGTCTTCATATTCAAGTATTTCATCAAAAATCAGGCAACCGGCACGTTTTCCCAGCCTTGTTTTAGCATTGGAAGTATTATATTTGATATACGAGTTCGTTCTTAAATTGACTATTATTTGTTTAGTCTTATAAAAGAACTTCTTGGACTTATTCCATGTTCTATCCAGGACATTATACACATCATTGAATGAGGTCTGCGCTTGTTCTTCGCTGTTGGCAACGATATCAACGTTATACTCTCTTACTCCGTGATAATGGGTTGTCAGATACTAGGACACCGGGGATATAAATCCATTCTTGCCGTTACCCGTGCCCATAACCAAAAGGAATTCATCAAATACAACCGTATCATCTGACTTGTAATAGCAATGAATAAGCGCCAACACAAAAAGCTCCCAGTTAAGGAGCTTGTATTCAAAGTATCTTTCTATTAACTCGACAGCCTTATCTATTATATCGCCCCGAATGATAACATCAGGGTTATCCAGCTTAAATTCAACGTAATCCATTGCCTGCTTTATTTCTTTACAGGCGCGAATTTTGCCGGACCTGATATCATCCATATAGCTGTCTATAAACGGGTGGTAATCCCTCCGTCTTTTAGTCATTTACATACTCACCACCTCCAAGCTTTACATCTCTAAGTCCTCGAAATCAAATGTTTCTGTATCTGCTTTACTAGGTTTTAATTCTAAATGTTTCAATATGTTTAGCATCTGATTATTGATTCTCTGTAACTCTCCTACAGAATCATTTTTCTTATAGCCCCATTGGTTTTCTCCGTTTTGATACCGGATAGATACTCCTTTTTCCTCTATGTCAGCTATCAGCTTATTTTTTACATCCCACATTGCCATATAGTCATTGACTAAGTCGACATAAAACTCACCAAATGTACCGTTTCTCTCCAATTGGTCTAAAAGGTCAGTTTGAATCTTTTCCCTTTTTTCGCAATATTTTATTGCATTCACATGCGGTGTAATCTGGGAAAGTATATCCGATTTTTTCATACGAGCGTGAATTCCTGGAATATCGTATCTTTTGGCTAACTCTAATAGTTCCGCTTTTGTCATTTTTGATAGCATACCACACCGCACCCCCTACACCTCGCGTGAGCAGGTCAAAAAATCTGTTTTGTCTTGGCCCCCCACCGGCAGACGC